GCGGTCAGGTACGAGCAATAACTCAACTCATCTCGACAACGATAGCGGACCCAGACCAGCTCCTATCCAACGACAGGTACAACAACCCCATAATCCGGTTTGCCACCGGCAGAGGAGCACCTGGTCACGAGATCGTAGGAAGCGTCATCGAAACTGCTACTAAAGGCAAGGTCAACGCTCTGCCTTTCGAGGAAATCGACGGCTGGCTAGACTTAGTTAAGTTCACCGGCACCGCTCATGCGCCCTTCGCTATCCAAGGGGTTTTGGAGGGAGAAGAACTCAGGACTGGGGCGTTTGGATTACTAGGATTTAGAACTTCCCCTGAAACGCCATTCGAGCGTCAGAAGACCTCCCGTAAAGAGGCCATGAATCAATTAAACCTAGAGGGGGAATATAAAGACCTCGACCAATCGCAGAAAGCCGAAGTAAACGATTTAGTCCCTGAGGAAGTTAAAGAAGAGGTAGAGGATTTACAACGCCGGAGGGGTAGCCAAGTACAAGCCTATAAAGACTCCATCGAGGATATAAACGAAATCTTTGATAACCGCATCGAAATACTTTCGGCTGAAGGTCCCGGTAAAGTCTTCCGTGACGGGTTAGCGGTAATCAACACGGCTAGAGCTGAACGTAAAACCCAAGAGAAAAGCTCCAACCGCCACGAGGAAGCACTAGAGTTCTTCGAGGAGTTAGAACCCAGCGAGGCTCTCTTTGATATCGTCCTGGATGAGTATTTCTCCATCACCAACAATCCGGCTCTCGATAACCTCTTCGGAGAGTACGACTTCGATCTCTTAGAGGAAGGCTTAAACGGTCTAAGGAATAACCGAGGAGATGAGCTAGTAGACCGGGTGGAGGACTTCGTTCATCGCAATGATCATCCTCTAGTAAAAGAACTCAGGCGAGACCGGGAGAGACTCAAGCCCTACTGGGATGTCAATCAGGCTGTAAAGGAATTTAATAATTCACTATTCCCGGCTATCGCTGATGAGATTAACGCCTCTTGGGATACCTACCTGGACATCCGTGAACCTCTTGAGAAGAAGCATTACCGGGATACTCATTCCGAAATACCCATCATCGAAAAGAGGGTCAGAAGTAGAAGGAAGGCGATGTTAGAGCGAGATCCGGAATTGGACATTCTCCGCATCAAATGGGGGTATCAAACTACCTTCAATACCGAGGAGGGGTTCGACTTCATCCAAGAGCAGTTGGAAGGTGTACGGTGAGCGAAGTACGCTGCCCTAGGTGTGGAAGGCTCTTATGCGAAGGAGTCTCAGGAACCGACTACTACATGAAGTTTACGTGTACAAATACTAGGTGTAAATTCAAGTTCTACGTAATATCCCGTAAAGAGTTAGTACCAGCGTAATTCTCCCTCCATCTCCCCCAGCAGCAGAGGAGCCCTCCTGTTTCCACCGGCAGGGGGGTTTCTCTACTCTAGGTTCAATTGGTATACTTGGTGGTGCCCCTGCTGGGAATCGAACCCAGTTCCCCTCCTTCGCTAAAGGTGGACCATCCAACGGCAGGGGCAAATAACAACAAAAAAGGTCGGCATCCCTAAGTCTGCAAAGGGGGATGCCGACCTTATTTTTGGACCTATTTATATCTAGTAGTTAGAGCATAGCAGAAATATGCAAGAGGCTCATTTGAGCTTCTTGCATAATTCAATAGAAAATCGACATATAATTCAACACAAAAGTACAGTAAATTACAGTCGTGAACTGCAAGAGAGGATAAATGAATACTATAGAACAAGACGCTGAGTGGCTTAAGGATATTCTATCTCGTACTGATGAATCAGGCGAGAAATTGTCACAACGCCTGCTTGGGCAATTGCGATGGCAACTTGAGTTGGAGCGTAACCGCCCTGGAGTAGTCCGTCCACCATGGTTTCGGCCATTTCTAGAATCTCTTCGTCATTCCTTATTATTTCCTGTGCGCTACTGGAGGCGTTGGTGGAGGGTTCAGTTAAGACAGTGGACCAACGGAAAAATTGGGTAGTCCAGTGCGTGATGGCTTGTTCTCGGCTCATTTGACATCCTTAATCTATATATGGTATTTTGACGGTTAAGGGGTACTCCTTATTGGAGACGCCTCTTAATATCCGCAGAGTCGGCAGCAGTTTGGAATAGTAACTGCACCGGCTCTATTTTTTTGTAGGCTGGCCCTAGTAATAGGCACCCCCTACAGGAGAGGTAGGATGACTCAAGAAGCTATCGTCGAGGATTCTCTGCAACATCTGGCTGACCTGGATGTCAGAACCGGCAGCTCCGGGACTGAGGACAGCTCCCCAGAAGATGAGAAGCCCAACGATGATACCGATAACCCTAGCACCGATCCCGAACCTACCCTAGAAGAACTAAAGGTACAGCTCGAAGAGTCCAAAGCTAGGGAGAAGACTCTAGAGCAAAAATTCAAGTCCTCGGAAGGACGGGCTAAGAAAGAGGGTAGTGACCGGGTAATACTTGAGGAACTCAGAGATAGAATCGCTGCTAGCGAGAAAGCGATGGGGCTCTTCATCACTCACGGAGCCAACGGCAACGAAGAGCTAGCTAAGGAACTAGGAGAAGCCAAGCTCGAAGATGCCAAGGTCCGTAATGAGAGAGTGGAGACCAACCATATAGAGACTCTCAAATCCGCACTCCTTAACACTATCTACGAAGACGGCGAAAGCACCAATCCTGAAGCTCTCCTTATAACTAAGGAGCAAGCTGCTGAACTCGTAGCTAAGTGGAAATCCTCTTCCACGGCTGGTCTAATCTCTGTAGTCACTGACGCTGTTCAGATGGTAGCGGCAACCAGCAGAGATCGGACTAAAGCCTTAGAAAAGAAAGTACGTGAAGAGGAAAAGGCCGCAGCTAAACAAGAAAAGGAAGATGCCGGTATAGGCGAAATGGACACCGGCTCTGGTAGCGGCGGAAGCGGAGGAGCTACAGACAGTCTCTCCCCAATGAACAAAATCGCAGAAGGAATGAAGAGAGGACAAGGTTCCAAACTCTTCGGATAAGGAGAACAGATGGCTGATGCTCTAACAGAATGGGCAAAGCTCGAAAAAGATCTAGTTATGAAGGGGGTATTTGAGGAAATCCTCACTGCTGACTTCCTTATGGCTATGCTCAGGTTCAAGTCCTTTGAAGGTAATTCACTGGTCTATAACCGAGAGCTAACCTTGCCGACCTCAGTAACTCATGCGGTAGGTGATACCTGGGAAACCACGAAACCCACCTTCACTAAGAAAACCGCTTCTCTAGTCACAGTCGGTACTCAATCCGGCGTGGACCTATACATCCGAGACACCAGAGGCAGCGTACAGGATCCCAATGCTGTCAACATGTCTCTGATGACCAAGTCTCTTACCAGAGAGATCTCCCGTCTAGTTATCCAAGGAGAGCCCGAAGCTACCTCAACTCAGTTCGAAGGCTTGGACTCCCTCTGTCGTGCGGAAACCCGCATGATGGCGATGGATGACGGCAATATCGATGGTCCCGGAACCGCAGAGACTGAGCTGACTATGGACCGGCTCGATGCCATGATTGATGAGATTGACGATGGGCAGACTAAACCTGACGCCCTTATCATGAACAACACCATACGCCGGAAGCTCTCCCAATTAGCTCGCTCCTCAGGCGTCTCCGGTATCTACGAGAACAACGTGGAGATGTTCGGGCACAAGGTATCCACTTACGATGGCATACCTATCGTTCGAACCAACTTCATAACCAATGCCGAGGTCTACAACGACTCCGGCTCCTGGCCTTCTTCGACTGCTACTAGCATCTTTGCGGTTCAGTTCGGTGAGGAAAAACAGGGATATACTCTTCTCCACAACGGCCCAGTGATGCAGCCTAGGGTTCGCCCTCTGGGTATCAAGCGAGATGAGGAAATTGAAGAGTTCAGGATGGTCGTATATCTACAGGCCGTGACTTTCTCTACCAAGAGGATCATCGGACTGGGTGGTATCGACTCAGCTTCCTAAATATAAGGGAGTGCCATTTGGAAATCTACTTGTGGCATACTAAACCGTTACCTAGGTCACAATATCCAATACATAAGAGACTGATTAACTTCAGCAGAAGGAGATAATCATGGCCGACCCAATTGTTAACAGAGCAAGGGGAGTATTCCTAGGACTTATCGGCTCTACAGCCGTAGTTGCCGGGGACGCTCTCTATTTCGACGGTACAGACTGGGAGCTAGCAGACGCTGACGACAACACGAAGTTCGCTGAAGCGTTCGCTACCGCTTCCTATGCCTCTGGGGTACAAGGAGCTCTCTGTGTAGAGTGCATCATCGAAGATACCGATGCTCCCTACACTCAAGGCAGTACCTACTACCTCTCGGCTACCGCAGGAGACATCACCGCAACCCGTCCTACAGGGGCTAATAACTTAGCCCAGGTACTGGGGTTCGGTATCTCCACTTCCCTGGTAAACGCCAGAATCAAAATCCCTGAAGAGTGTGCATTCACCGTACCGTTCCACTCCAACACTGATGAGGCTGGATACATCGGTATTTCCTCCAACGACTTCGGAGGTCCTACTCTAATAGATACCTCCGGTGAAGCCTACGGTGCCTATATGGTGCCGCAGAATGCCGTAGGAACGGTAATCATGTACCTGGCTTGGGTAGCTGGCGGGACTCTCTTGGATGCCTCAGACACCTACACCATAGACGTAGCTGCTGGAGTTGACGATGAGGTCACCACCACCCATGCTGACGGTATCGCTGCTGCTGCTCTAACTGTAGCTGCTAACGATATCAACACCGTAGACGTATCTGCAGCATTCGATGCTGCTGGTCAGCAAGATCCAGGAAACTGGGTAGGCATCAACGTAGCCAAAGCCGCTGAAGGTTCAGCCGGTGATGACCCAGGTCTCCTAGGAACTCACATCGTACTGTTGGTGGTATAAGAATGGCTACTGTCGAACTTCAATATGACTCTTGGGATAATATGGCTGAGAGCCTAAACCAGCTAGATCTAGCTGGATTAGTGCGGCAAGGTAGGGACTACCCATTCCGGCCTGCCACTGTAATCAGTCTGATGTTCCAAGAGGAACATTTCTTCCACGTCTCTAATACACCTGAGCACAAAGAAGCTGTTCGGCAGATGACTGCTCTTCTATATCACAACCTGTCCTGGTTCCGGCGTCTTGGGATTTCCGCCGCCGCACTCAAGACGCTGGTCAAGGACTACCCCAATACCGAGCGAGGGGTAAAGTTCTCTCTCACCGACAACGACACCATCCGTGATGCTATGGGCGATGGTAAAGATTTCACGGTGAAGGTGCCTTCATGAACATGACAGCTAAGGATCTAGCTAGACTGGTAGGAGTACCTCTAGAGTTAGCTGAGCATGAGCCAGTCCGTCGCCCCGTACTACTAACACTACGTACGGAAGTAGGCGGTCAGCCAATCACTTTCAATCAAAAGGAAGAGCTAGCATACCTAGCTGGCGAACCTATCAATGCGACAGAATGGCTACAACTCCGAGCAAAACTAGACCACCTATTCATGCACGCCGGGGCTATCAAAAAAGCACCCGAACCCAATAAATCTCAACCTGCCTCTAACTTTCTAACTACCAACCTAAAATGGATAAACGAAGCCAAGGTCGGAAAGATTGTATCTCCTCCTTCCTTCGTCTACTCAACTAAAAAGGTCCTAGACGGTCTGATTGCGAGAGCTATTATGGCTGTATTAGGCCTTAAACAGGAAGACTACAGTGGGGTAATAGGGAAAGAAGAGGTGGAATATGCTGACTAGAATTAAACGGGAGAAATTCGAGTGCGATTGCGGCCAGAGAATAGCCAAGGGTTCTGAGAAGGCGCATGAAGCCGGGGGTAGGCATCAGGAATGGCTCAGGGTGAGTAATGTAATGGGTGGGAGTCTAACTCCACCTACTTCTTCCCCTGAGTTACCTGAAGACCTTGATGAAGACGACCAGCTAGAAGAGGAATCTACTCCTGTAGAGATAGACTCCGAGATCCAATCAGTGATGGATAGCAACCAATCTCCCGTCAACAAAGCTAAAGGACTCAGGCGTATATTCTCTTACCGAGACTGGCCTGACGACGACCATCCTGCCACGGTTCGGCAGATCCTAATACAATCAGGGGTCCCCATCCACGAGACTGCTGATGGCTCAGACGAATCCGGTAGCCGTAAGATCAGAGCTCAGTGGGAGAGGACCAATAAGTAGGTGATATGTCTATAGATGTATTTACATACCGAGGCATTGAGATCTCAGCGGAATCCCTAGCAATGGGAGCTACTGCTGAGTCTATTTCAGCGGGTGGCGGGACTATTCCCAGTAACGTGGGAGCTATCAAGTTCTTCGTTCCCGCTGGGGATAGCGTCCACTTCACCTATGAGGGCGGTCCAGATCCTACCTCTACTACAGGACATGCCGTCGCTGCTTCCACCTGGGGATTCATCCCCGCCGGTAAAACCGCCAGTAAGATAATCTCTGATGACGCATCGGATGTCTCCCTCATTATCGTCTACGAGCGTGGAGCTGGTAGAGCTGATAATGGCGGGTCTGTGTCGGAGCCTAGATAATGGCCGGCGAAAAGAGGTCTCAGAAGATCCAAGCAACTATCTTCAAGATGATAGACGCTGTCACTATTACCGCAGGCACTCCTGTTACAGTCTGGACGGCAGCTGATACTACCAACGGCAGGATAAGGCTCCTAGGCTGGCGACTCTCAGCTAGTGCTGCTGCGTCTCTAGAGTTCCAAGATTCTAATGCAGCAGGTACGGTCATAGCTCAGAGTCCTCTTCTTGCCATAGCTGGTATCGATGTGTGTGAGGATATCGGCGATGGGCTACTTCTAACTGCCGGTAAAACCTTAGACCTAGATGTCACAGCTACAGCCACTATCTCCGGCATGGTCTGGGGCACGGAAGAGGTTCCTCACTAATGCCTCTATCCTCTATACTAATACTATGAGTCATCCAGAAGTAGGCCGCAATCACTGCTTCGAGTGCGGAAAAGCCGGAGTTAAATACGGTTCGCTATTCCCCCTAGAAGGAATAGAAGTTCCTGAATCTACTCCATCTTTAATTGTCGATGACGAGGAAAATCAAATTACCAACATGCGGTTCAACGTAGACTTCAACGTCTGCCCGGACTGCTATATAGAACAGTTCCAACGCAGATACCCAGGAGAGGAAGTTCCTTATCAAGTCTACCGGGACAAAGAACTAGACGCTATTCAAGATACATATAAGCAAAAGGACCTAATTGCCGCTGCTAAGGCAATCCTTCAGCAAGCAGGAATTACGGAGGTATAATGCCGGGAGCAAAATACGTAGCCAACGGAGAACAGAACCTAGCCTCTTCTAGGATTACCGCTTTAAGTGTAGTAGCGAACGCTTCTACCGGTCACCGAGGCTGGGTCACTGAGGCGTACTTCGGCAATGAAGGGACGCCTGCTGACCTTGCTGGGACTTACCTAGTAGAGAGGTGTACTACAGACGGAGCCGGGTCCGCAGTAACATCCGGTCTCCCCGACCAAGCAGATCGTGCAGCCCAAGCAGTCTCGAAGGAGAACTCTACTACTGAGCCTACCTACACCTCAAACGAAATCATGCTAGAGCTCCCGCTAAATCACCGAGGGACTTACCGTTGGGTAGCTCCTCCTGGTGGAGATTGGGTATGGCCTGCAACCGCCAATAACGGGTTCGGCGGTAACTCACTACATGCCTCGGCTACTACTCTATTTAGAGTCGGCATGTACTGGACTGAATAACCATGATGTTGAACTACGTCAAGGAGTCATCCAGGGGTAAAGGCACAGTAATATTCACCCCAGATGACTCCGACAAGACAGTTGAGCGTCATAGCATTACCTGTTGTCACTGTAACCATACCTTCATTATCAAGCCTGGGTCTAAGAAGGAGAGAGGTTACTGCGCTTGGTGTGACGGTCCTACTTGCGGAGAAGAGAGCTGTGATACCCGCATGGGTACTAATGGTGACGTCGTAGGCTGTCAGCCCTTTGAACAGAGGCTTGAGGCTTACGAGAGCAGGTTCAGGAACTTCTGATGGCGAGACACCTAGGTAACTGGTGTACGCCGCAAGAGAAGCAGCTCCATGAAGACCGAGGCGGTGTGTCCTGGTTCCATCCTCATCCAGGGTCTGTCTTCGTAGCAGTCACTGGAGATGTCTGGGACGACTTCAAGTGCAGAGAAGCAGTAGACGCAATGGTAGATCACCATAACGCCTCTGGATTCCACTGCTACCTAGAAGAGGTCCCTGATGTTAAGAGCACCTTCCCTGAGCCAGATCTCGCCAGCATGATGGACATGGGAGTGTCTTTAGGGAGAGACTCAGGATGTGAGTTTACCGCTCTAATCGAAACAGATGTGCTCCCTGAGCCGGATATCCTCCTAAGGCTCATGGAAGCCGACCTACCCATAGTAGCTCCTATCTTAACAACAGAGTTCATAGGATCTCCTCACCGTGTAGTAGATATCGGCCTAAAGCGGATGAACTGGCTTTCCTCCTGTTTTGTTCTATTTAAGTCTAATGTCCTGAATTGCCCAGTCTCTTTCAAGTACGGCGGCGAGGGGCATTTCTATAAGCAGCTAGACCACTTCGGGCATAAACCCTGGATGTCTACTGACGTTCGACTTAAAGTAACTAGACCTCCTAAACGGACAGGGCTCCTGCTATATGATCAACGAGAGGCTGGTCTTAAAGCACGCTATGATAGAGACGTAACGAGAGCGAGAGAGAATGGAAAAGGCATTTAAAATCTCCAGCATCACTCACCACAATGATCATACCTCTGCTGTTGGGAAGGTATATCTATGGGATATGACAGGACGGATTGATAGAGGAGAGTTCCGTCAAAGCGGATTTCGAGAAGTCATCAGTACACTTCCTATAGAGTTCGAGGACTTTAGGACCGAAGCTCAGGTAACTCAAGTGGTCAGGAAACTAGCAGCACGGATCCGTCCACGTCTCAAACTTATTGAGGCTCAACGTGACTAAGATCTACTCTCCTACTCCTGATGAGATCAGCCAAGCTCGCTATGATGGATTAGAGCTGATTGACCAGAGGATCTTCTGGAAACGGATGGCTCCTTTGATAGTGCCGTTTGCCAATACCAACGAAGGACGAGATCTCCTCTGTTTAGACTCATGGACGAAACGTCCCTATCCAATAGTCAGCCTCAATCATAATACAGCTCAGTACCAGCCTGACTACGAGGACCAAAGGATTCATACTATCTCTGATATCCGTGTCGGAGCCAAATGGTCCAACGTCTTCAATTACAGGTTGAAGGAGATCTTAGAAGCCCTCAACAGGTTCCAGCTCCTGGAGATGATGAAGTGGCCCCCGGTCTACGACAACGGGAAGCTGCTTCTTCCAGTAGCTGGAGGGACTACCACTACTATCTACCCAGACGCAGGTTCAGGAAATACTACTGTAGATGGGCGAGTTAGTGAAGAGACCGATGCTGTCTGGGCTACTATTCGAGGAGATGCTGGGGATCTAGTTGACGATACAGCCGCTCTACTGCTCATCCAGATCCATACTTTCTCCGTCTCGGAGTCAGACTGGGGAGCTTTTAATAGAGTAATAGCTACCTTCGACTCATCTACTATAGGAGCGGGTGAGATCAAAGACAGTGCAACTCTTGAGGCTATCCTTGACAACGGATCCTTCGCAGATAACTATGCAGATTCTTTGTCTATGGTAGTATCTGCTCCAGCAAACAATGACGCATTGGTTGCTGGAGATTACAATAGTCTAGCGTCTACCAAGCAAGCAGGTGATGTCTTGCTTTCGACGGTTACTCATGATGATGCTACTTATGTCCCCTGGACTCTCAACTCTACTGGGCTTGATAATATAGACATAACTGGGATTTCCCCGTTCGGTGTTCTTTCTACTCGTGACAACGACGATAATGAGCCTAGTCCTTGGGCTGGATCAAATCACACACGAGTGAATTTGTTCGGAGCAGACCAATCAGGTACTAGCACCGATATCAAACTAGTAGTTCTGCACACTACTCCGATATTCCTAGCTGCTGAGATGACCTCCTATATGATCAGTCAGCCTGTACTAACTCCTATAGACGTAAGGTCTTATTAATGTACTGGCAGCAAATTCAATATCCAGAGAAAGCCTTTATACCGCAGGGTAATCCCTCTGAGTGGTTCGACCCCGCATGGATGGCTGCAGTAGACCAGAGCGATCATCAAACGTCTACTATCCCTGTGCTGCCTATCGAATACCGCTATCTGCTTCCGTCCACCTTCTTCCAGATGGAGCCTACAGACCAGGTCAACCCAGCTTACTTAGAGGCATGGCAGAATCTATCTACAACTCTAATGCCTAATTACCCATCAGAGCAGCTACACGGAGCGATCCATAACCACCCGGCGTTCTTCCAGCAGATATCTAATCCTGTATTCGATGTAAACGGCACTGCTGTAGCTAGTCCTACCGATGCCGATCTCCTGAATGACGGAGCGGGTGAAGTCGAACTCAAAGGTCCTTCAACCTAATGCCTCACGCTAAGTTCATAACGAAACAGAACGACACTACTCCTCCTATAGAAGTAGTCTTAACAGACGCTAACGGTTTCCCTGTGAACCTCACAGGAGCGACTGTAGTGTTCAACATGAGAGTACAGCCTGGAGGAGCGGTAAAGGTCAGTGGCTCGGCTGCTACTATCGTAGGGACAGCTACTAACGGCAGAGTTAGATATAACCTCACAGCCTCAGACCGAGATACTGCTGATGTCTATGAAGGAGAGTTCCAGGTGACTTTCGCTGGAGGAGAGATCCAGACCTTCCCAGCTAATGGATATATAATCATCGACATCCAAGACGATATCGCATAAGGTGTGGTCTAGGTCACAATATGGTAAAAATCAGTGGCAACTAGCACAGGATTAGAACTCCTACAGAAGCTATCGGAATCCATGTTCGACTGGGAGCCGAGAACTACTACTGCGGATGGCAACTCAGCTAAGACTACAATCGTAGATCAAGGCCTGAGGAACCTAGACGGCGGTGGGGATGTAGACGCCTTTGAGAACTGGTACGTGCGGATTGCAGACTCTACCGCTGCTACTGACCAGGAAGTTCGCCGTGTGAAGAGCTACAGCCCGGAAGGTGTAGACGGCGACTCTCCTACCTTACAAGTAGAGCAGCCTTTTACAGGTGGTCAGATCAATTCAGGAGAGGCATATGAACTCCATAGATATAACCCCACTCTCAAACGGACCACCATTAACAGAGCTATACGAGAGCTCTACTCTACCTTGTACCTACCCATCAGAGACGAGTCCATTGTCATCGACAATCTACTATCCAATCAGGGTTTTGAGGATTGGAACAGCGGTCTGGATACTGCCGACAACTGGGCCAACGTCAACTCCCCTACCGTATCTAGAGAATCAGGCGGAAGCAATGTATTCCACGGGACCTATAGTGCCAAGGTAGTCGGCCCTTCAGGTTCTGTTGGACAGCTAACTCAGGCCCCAGACGTAAACATAAACGAGGTCACCGGCCTCACAGCAACCTTCAAGGCAAGGGTGAAAACAAATGAGGCTAATCAAGCGAGGCTTAAGCTGGATTGGGACGGTTCAGATATCGACGCCGGAAGCTACCATTCAGGTGACAATCACTTTGAGCTTCTTAGTGTCTCAGCTACTATTCCTACTTCTGCCACACAAGTCAAAGCTATATGCGAAGTTACTGCAGATGATACGGCGTACTTCGACAGGGCCTACCTCCTAATCACGCCGATCTACCAATACAGACTGCCTTCCTCTCTCACGTCTCTGCCTCATTACGTTGAGATGCAGTTCAATGAAGACGATGTTATAGGGAACTTCTTCCCGTTTAAGGAGAATAGCACTCCTATAGCAGGTCGTCTACTCAGAGTAAGCGGTATGGGAGTCCTATCTCAGCCCTCTTCAGATACAGCGACAATCGAAGTAGGAGAGCCACAGACAGACTTAATCGCTGCCTACGCTAAGATGCTCTTCTGGCGGCAAATGTCCTCCCCAGCACGCTCTGCGCAGCACGAACGGCAGGGATACTTAGATGCTTCCCAGGATGCTAGAGAAGAAGTCGCCGATCTAGCTGCTAAGAGAGGAATGAAGACTCCTCGGATGGGAGCCGGTCAACGAGAAGGGACTTGGCATACCGAGCAAGACTCTACCGGTCAGCTCCTGGTATTCGACAGGATAAGGGAAGTCGTCCGGGGATTTAACGCCTGATGCCCTATCCTAACTCCACTCACGATATTGTAATAGAGGAGTTCGACGGAGGGAACCGGCGTGGTTTCATGCTCAAGCGTAACCGCAAAGGCCTACGGGACTTCCGTATAGAAGACGCACAGACTATCCGCCCACGCCAACTCACTATGGGGGAGCTCACTCAGTCGGAATTCCCTGCTGACCTAGAAGGTATATTTTTCCAAGAGACCTGGGTCTTAGGAGTAGGAGGAGAGTTTCACCGGCTAGATCCCAACAAAATCCAGTCTGGCATTAAAGTAGACATTCACACTCCAGGAGTAATACAGCCTGCAAGAGAACTCAGAGCTGCTACTCTATCCGCTAATCCTGATGAGTTCTACCCTACTGGATTTGCGGTAGCTAGTCCTGACACAGATCCAGGAGACGCCGGAGTTCTAGCTGAGCTCTGGGCGTTCGTAGGGTCCTATACCTTCGCAGGCGGAGACGACAACTGGACCCGGATTGCCGAGCCTCAGAACTTCAACATCTACTACAAGAACGGTGTCCAGTTCGGGAAGCATAACGTAGCTCCTGGACTGAACGCCGGTACTGACGTAGCTGATGCTCCCTTCCCTTATATCTACAAGGACCCTACTACCGCAACCTGGACGGCCTCTACATTAGCAGAGGGTAGGTTCAAGTTCTTCGCTCTTTCAAGAGACAACGCCGGGGTGCAGGTACTATGGGGAGCTCACAATATCACCGACACTACTCTTACCTTATCAGGTGATCACGATGCTTCTGATACCACTCTGACTCTAAGCGCAGATCCTACCGGGACTATAGCAGTAAACGACATCGTAATGATGGGTGCGGGTGGATCTCAAGAGCTCATGCTGGTCACCGCTATATCAGCATCAGACCCTCACCTCACAGTAGTACGGCAATACGGTTCAGCCTCAGTAGATCCAGCAGGTGGAGAGGCGATCTACCTCTACCAACCTAACGTATGCCGCCTAAGCCGAGCTCCAGAGAACAGTACAGGGTCATGGGGATCTCAGGTCTTCATAGGCCAAGACGATCAACCCATTACCGGTCTACTATCTGTAGAGGATACTTCAGAACTCCTGGTTTCTAAGACTGACGGCCTCTGGAACTACTCCTACGACGAAGTAGAACGCCTGGTAGACCGAAACCTCACACCTGAGTTTCGCCAAGCACAGCACTCCGGGAACTTCCTAGGGATGTATGGCTGGAATAAGCTCGTCTTCCTTCCCTTAGGTTCCGGCGGCATGATGGTGTTCAACCCTTCTACCAGAGCTATCTTCGATCTATCTTTCCGCCACACTGATCCTAAGAACACAGCCTATCACGGCAGGGTTCTCGCCTTACATGGAGATCACGAGTTCCTGTTCATGCTCCTAAAGGACAACACAGCGGAGAAGATCTACCTCCTTCAAGGTAAGATGACTTCCTTCGATCCACCTCAGTTCTCCTGGAGTCCTGTATATGAAGCAGCTGCTTCTACTGCGATAACAGACAACCAAGTAGGTCTGATGGTGGAGTCTGCCTTAGATGATCACCGCCGAGTCTGGTGTGGTTGGACTGATACAGGTTCTAGTAACACTCCTAATTTCTACCCATTCGGAAATATAGATGACGATCAAACTGACGGCTTCACTAATGACTCAGACGTTGAAGCTCTCCTAACTAAGTTAGATGCTAACCTCCCTAGAGTCCCGAAACGTCTAGCTAAAGTAGAGCTAGAATCTGAGAACCTAGGAGTAGGCGGAAGAAAGGTAGGGTTCAACTTCAGAGTAGATGAGGAGAACTTCGTCACCGGAGACGCCTTCATTACCTCCCCCCGTCAGGAGATCGAAGTAGAACACGGCACGTTTGGAAAGATAATCGAAGTCAAGCTCCTGCCTACTCAGACCAGCGTTACTACAACTAATCCTAAAACTAAATCAGTCCGAATCACCTATCAGATCCGCCCAGATCCAACACGCCTATATCCTATAACCGTAGTGCTACTTGATGGAAGGCAAATCCTAAACGGCACTACCGAGTCTAAATCTAAAGGAGATCTCCTACAGCTCAGAGCTTGGAATGCATCTCCTTCAGATGTCACTCTATTTACACCAGAAGACCCTAAGAACGGCAAAACTGTTGTCCTTGTGCCGGGGACCCTCAGAGTGAAGAATATAGAGGATGAGGCAAGTAGAAGACCGGGGTATGAAGCCTCGTTCATATTAGCTGAGGTGGGTTAGTGGTTACTCCTCATGACGGCATAATTGACGGTATAGTCAGAGCGTCTGAAGCCAAAGTAGGTAGTGATAACGCTCTTCCTTTTGACCGAGTAGTAGCTGTGATGGCTGCATACCATAGAGAAGAGTACGCTCAAGGCGAGGATCTAATTAAGGCTCTACAGGACATCAATGACACCCTCAAGAGCAATGGCAACGGCAAGAAGCGCAAGAGGGATAAAGCCAGAGCGTTTGCTATACCGGGTACTCTAGGGACTATTCTAGTAACAGAGTTCCTCAGGATTGCGGGGACGCTGTGAGATGCCCAACCTGCGACGGCCTTCTATATAAGGACGGAGAAGTTCTCACCTGTCATACCTGCGGAAGACACCGTTACCCCAACGACTACTATATTGAATACCGCTCCTTAGGACCTAAAGGCCGAAGAGTAGTTCACGGCGGTAGGCATATCATTCCATCACAGGCAGAGGAGCCCGGAAGTCCTCCTCCCCAAAATCCTTCTTCCTAATCAGGATCTCCTCATCATCTCCTACGAATATAGTTATCCTACTAGCTCCTATCTTCTTCCCCCAGTTCACTATAGTAGTCTTCTTCACTCCTAACATCTCAGCAGTCTTAACAATGCCGTGTTCTCTGACTAAGGAAGGAAGGAGCTCATGCATAGGAAGGTGCCATCTCCTCTCTGCCCTGTTCCATGCACGAGGAGGTCTGCCTCTGGGGTGAATGGAGTAATCAGGCATCTACTCTTCCATATAGACATCGGAGAGCGTAATCTAAGCCCCATAGAGCTTCAGCGTAATTTCCGAGTCTCAGCATCTGCTGAGTATAAGACAATGCCTGCATTGCACCGTCCTTATCTCTTAGTGAAATCCTATCTATCATCAGCCGACATCCACACTTACGGAAGTATACCCCTCACCCTGCTTATACCCCTTCTCTATTTGAGATGGCAGGCACCCAGCGTCGATCAGCATGTCCTTATTAAGGCTCTTTCTTCCTTTAGTAGGGGTCAGAGTGACGCTAATCCCCGGCATTTGAAATAGAGTAGCCTCGTCAATCTCGAACTCTCTGAGCATCTCCTTGATACGGTCTTTTAGATCTGAGTCCTGCTGCTCTAGTAGAGCTAAGGATCCTCTTGTAGCGTGTAAGGAAGTTGCTGCAGTTCTTAGCTCATTCCACCGTCCATCCTGTTCAAGCTCCACCACCGGTTTCTCTTTAGTTGCTCTTGCCATCATCTTCTCCTCTCTCCATCTTAACTTCGTTACTAATCTTCCGACTCTCTAACTTCCCATGCTGTCTCACGACCTCATTCCTAATCACCCTCTCATACAACCAAATAGTAGGAGTCATGTTAGAATACGCTGCTCTCCTCCTAATGACATCCATAACCGGGGTAGGGATCCTAAGGGTGATAGTCTCAGTCGGAGTGAGCTTAGGTCTGCTACCCTTGTTGTGTACGGAAACCTCCTCTAAGCCCTCCTTTCTAACCATTGTAATCTTTAGGTAGAATCAGCTTAGACCGCTGACCATACACCTCTCCTAAGTCCTCAGGGATTCCATGCTTCAAAATCTGAAGTAGTGCCATATCTGCTCCTAGGTTAATAGCTGAGAGGTAGTTCTGCACGTCTAATCCCTGATTAGTAAGGAAGTTTACTAATCCCTGGAAGTGGTCAGGACGATGTAGGCTCATGTAGTTGAGATAGGTCTTGTCGTCAGAGGCTCTCGGCTCCTGACCAGGCAGTGGTGTTTGGTCCATCATCTCGTATAGCTTCATCTCAACCTCATTGTGTATTTGTGTTTCGAGAATGACCCTACTTTATAATAGCCGAGTTCTATCATCTCAGCTCTCGTAAGAGTTCTAGGTCCTCTCTTGCGTTGAACTAGTCTCCCCTGCTCGTCTTGCCAAGTAGTCTCAGGTTTTGTGAGACCTTGATATTCCCAGTTCATGGTCAGCGGCTTATTGAGTCGCCATCATCCGCACAACCTGAGCATAGTGGGCCAGGTGCTTTGCGTAACTTACGGCTGCTTTGCGGTCCCCAGTGCCACCTTTGTAATCCGGCGTCGTGCGCTCGTTTTTCCAAATGGCGAATTCGATTGGCAACATCTGGATACCAAAGAGACAGCCACTCCAACTCTTTAGGCTTTGCGAAAGCCCCACAGAGGCATTCCCCACTCATATGCAGGATTTCGACTACTTCGTTTCTAGGAAGTTGGAACATGTCCCGGTATTCCCAAATATCGTGATGGTCGAAGTCACGGATCGGAGCGACCCATACTATATTGCCTTCCCGCTTGACGTATTCTATGTGACCCATGCGACGCTTTGACTCCGAATCCCGGACGCCTGTAATGAACATCACTCTTCGGTTTTGGCCTTGTTGAGCCTCCTTCCGAACTTCCCTTAGTGCCCTTTCCTTTAGCCAAATGTACATATATCTATGCGCTCCAGGTCCCGGAAATCCATACTTCATCACAAGGTCTTCGTAACTCTTTGGAGCGAACTTTTCTATCAGCGGAGTTTCCAGCCACCGGGCGAAATCCCTGGTATATGCCCGAGTCTGCTCTACTCCTATCCCAGTATTTATATGCACGAAAGCGTCAACACCTGGTCCAAGACGAGCTGCAAGATGCCCAGCCACGGTGGAATCATTACCGCCGGATACTAGAGCGTAAACTTGGATTGGGTTGTGTTCGTTAATCGCCCCTGCGATGGTGTCGATAGCGAGTTTGATTTTTCTTGAATCTGTCACCGCTCCCGTCCCCTGAGCGCCAGGTTCGTTCTGAAATAAATGCGTCATCTCTTCTCCATCTGTCCCCAATTTAATCCTACCTTAGCTTCTACCTCTAACGGCACCGACAGCCTAGTGATGTTCTCCATAACACTCTTGGCTGACGGAATGAACCAAGGAACTAATCTCTCAGGCATCTCCCAAATGAGTTCATCATGGACCTGAAGGAGCCACTTGACGTCTTCATGTAGAGCTCGGTTCATCGCTACCATCGCTTGCTTCAGTATATCCTGAGCACTTCCCTGAATAGGCATGTTCACCGCCATCCTATCCCCTGCACTCTGGATCCATTCCACCGGCACAAGGCACTCTGGTATCTCCCTTATCCTCCCCATCATGCTCTTCACGTACCCGTTCCTTCTCGCAAAGGCAATAGTGTCCTGCTGCCAGCTCCAGACCTCAGGCCTCAACCTGTACCAATCCTTAATAAACTGCCTACACCGAGCTAAGTCCCAGCCCTCTGCCTTCTCCCGCTTCATCTGAGTAAACAGTCCACCTTCAGTCTCTAGGAACATCACTCCGAACCCGATGTTCTTAGTTGCCTTGTACATAGGAGACTCCTGATCCACATCCAACAGCGGTATGCCGTAAATCTCAGCGCAGGTCTCTCTATGAATATGCCTGCCTTCATTGAAGATCTGGATCATAGATGTGCATTGCGCTAGGTGAGCCTGGACCCGCATCTCGATCTGCGAGTAGTCAATGGAGACCAGGACGTTGCCTTCCTCCGCAATGAACGCTTCACGAATCTTCTTGCCCTCTTCATCCCGGCTTGGAATCTGCTGGCAGTTAGGGTCTTCCATTGACCAACGACCTGTGGCAGTCCGAGTAGTTTTGATAGTCGGATGTACTCTTCCTCCCTCATCAGCTTTGCCAGGGAGGGTATCGCAAAAGGAGTCCTTGAGGTGTTGAATATGTCTATACTCCTCAATCATATCCACTACCGGATGATCTATCTTAGCCAGCTCGCCCTTAGCGACAGACGGCGCACCGGTAGGAGTATATTTAGTAGGCTTGAATCCTAGATCTGTGAAGAAGAGAGTAACTAGTTCGTTGTTGGAGTTGGGATTGAAGCGTTTGATACGAGTATCTTGGCATGCTATACAGAAGTACTTGCCTTGTTTAGTCGATGCGAACAGTTCCGCAGCACCGGCACATTCAGAGCAGAGAAGATCGAGCTCTCTGAATATCTCCTCACTCTTCTCCTGCAAGATCCCAACGAACCTATCGCCTAACTCCTTCAGCTTCCCAGAGTCAATCTTAATCCCATTCCTCTCCATCTCCAGGGCAATAGGCAGTGTCCCCATATCCATCATGAAGACCGGAAGAAGCCCTTTATCTAAGATCTGCTGCCAGAGGATAGGCTCGATTCTTCCGGTCGCATCAGCGTCACGACAACTGTAATAGACTGCGGCGTCTCTTGGAGCGTCTGATAAATCTCCTTCTGGCATACTTCCAAGAACGTCTTCAACAACTTGTCTTTCCCTTGGATCGATATGTGTCCATCGAGTGTAAGGGTCAACGGGTCCATCTTTGTTCTCCTTCCCGCCCTCAACATCTGCTAGTATCTTCTTCATCTTAATGACGATATGCTGAGGCTTGCTCTTCTTCACCTCAAATCTCTGGTTCTTCTTGTTCCAGGTAGCGTCTTCAATCTCCTCTAGACTCTCCCACATATCTAGAGTTAGAGTCTCGCCCTTCTTCTCGGCCTTGTCTCGGATTGCTTTAGTAGGAGGAGAGTCGGGATGTAGAGCCACAGCCTGCTCTAGGTAAGCCATCGCCTTGTCTTTACCGAACTTCCTAGTGACTTCTTGGTAGCTCTCCATCTCCATGCCGCAGAGGCGTTTGGCGAGCTCCTTGAGGCCCTGAGGAAGACCGAGTAAGTAGGCCATGAGCTGGGTATCTTTGGTATTAGGAGGGAGGTCAATCATCCTACCATCAGCCATGTAAGAGTGAACAACGGTCTCTCCAGTCACCATGACATCACCCTGAGGAGTGTAGAACTCAGCCATACCTGGTGAGGAAGAAGTCTGAATACTCCAGAGCTTTCCGTCTACCCACTCGGTATCGTAAGCACGAGGCATTCCATTTGAGTGAAGACCAGCGGCCTCTCCCATCTCAGCGTAATGAACAGTAGGATGTGTATCTACCACCGGCTCCCACTCACCTCTAACCAACTGCTCCAGCACCTTGAAGTCTTCCAGGATGTCAGCTAGTCTCCTATCTCCTTTATCGTAGAGGCCAGCAGCGGGATGATACATAGGAAGAAGAGTCACATACTCAACCGGATGACCATACTCGTCTCCTCTAATCGGCCACTCAATAGGCTTCCCATGCCTCTCATACATAGTCCCTTCGCCAAGGAAATAGCTAGTAGCCACATCTCCTAACAATCCTATAATCCTAGGCTTAACCATGTTCAGCTCAACACTCAGCCACCTACTAGCGCAAAACTGAGCCTCTTCAGGAGTAGGAGTTCTATTCCCTGTAGGTCTGCACTTTCCTATATTACTAAGCCAGACCTGCTCTCTAGTCAATCCTATCGATCTCAACAGAGCCATGAGATACTGACCAGCAGCTCCCATCCAAGGTCTACCGGTATCATCCTCACCTCGACCTGGAGCTTCACCTATAAGAGCAATCTCAGCATCCATAGGTCCCTCAGCAGGCACTGGGCCCTCGCACTCATCCCGCATCGAACAAGACCTACAAGCTCTATTAGCGTCATAGAGTACGTTCTCTGACAATACTTCTAAACTCACCATCCATTCTCCTTATTTCTCTTCTTATCGTCCTGCACCGTAGACATACTCTCCGCCCGTCTCTACTCACCGGTAACTTGTGACCTCGAATACAATATATCTTCTGAGAATTCAATCCTGACGGGCTGCTGCTTAAGGAATTGTTCTTCCTATGACCCATCTCCTTTAGATGCTCAGGATTTACACACCGCCTGACGTCACAGGTATGATGGATCTCGAATCCTTTTCTCGGTTTGTGTTTGTAGAGCTCGAATGCATACCGGTGAGCTCTTACCATCTTCCGGTTGAGAAGGAATCTCCCGTAGCCCTTATCTGTTAAAGAGCCTGTCCAGAGCCAACAGCTGTCGGTCTTCTGGACCTTACGGAAGAATCTTTCTATTGAGGATAGAGCTATACTACCCCCAACGCTCGGCACAAGGCCAGCAGGAGGGCGTGGGTGCCCCGCAGCTCTTGGTTAATCTCAACTAAGCCCAACTCATAGCCGGTATCCGCATCAATAATGAATACTAAGTCGCCAGGTTCGTGAGGGTCGCTATCAAACCGTAATACCCACCCACGCTCCCGAATCGCCGCCGTGATGCGGTCATGGTCAACGGTGGGTGTCCAGTATCGCCCGTTGCACATGCGGCAGGCAGGAGAACTATGTCCTCCACAGCGGTCACACACGTCCCGCAGCGACTCCAGTTTCTCAGCCGCCAGGATTGCTAACTCGGCTTCGGTGTAGGTTTTAGTTGTCATGGTTGGCCTCCGCAAACTGGACATCTGGCCTACTGCCACGCTTTGCTCTAATCTTCTATGCAAACTCTGTAGCTCCTGGGAGATTTGCCATGCGAAAACTTTGGATTAAATTCTGCCCACGGTACTACTTTGTAATAACGTCGTAGAACCCAACGTTGGAACACCTTCAGTTCTGGGACGGCATTGTTGTAAACCATTGGATATGGGAGACAACCAGCTTCATTAAGCCGGTTAAAACGGTGCAGTATCTCATCCATGGTTTCATTTGGAGCATAACCAATCAGCATATAAACCATCACATGCTTAGAGGGAATGCCAGCCTCATTTAGCATCGTTAAACCACGGAAGAATACCTTCTCTTGCCCAAGGTTATCCCAGGCTGTATATAGTCTGCGCCCCTTGAATTGATCGTCGCTGTACTTCACCGAAGCGATAGCTTCTGCTGTCTCTGGAGTAATCATCCGCACATTTATACCTTGGTTAAAGCTCACCCTAAAGTCACCATCTTTGATTTCATCTATGCGTTCTTTCCATTGAGTTTGCCCGAAGAAATCATTGTCTAGTAAAACTACGCACCGGGGCGTTCCAGGTCGCCAGATGTCCTTGATTGTATTGACGGAGCGTGGCTTACCTTCTTTCTTAGGGACCACGCAGAATCCACAGTTAAGTCTACAGCCACGTTGGGTGAAACCAAGACTATACGGGAACTCAGGATAGATTGAATAGTCGTAGTACTCGTATTCCGGTTCACTAATGACAGCTTCCACTGTTTGCTCGGTATCCCAGCCTGTCCCACCAACCATCGCTCCAAGCCAGGCATTTTGTAAATCCTCTAATTTCCCCCGACTCCACGAAAAGATGGCTGACCCATAGATACGATCATAAGGGAGTTTTTCATCTAACTGTGGCTGCACAAAGCGAGATAAAGTGACATCATCACCCTGGGCACGATGCCAGTGCGCCAGTTTCATTAATGCGAGATTTGGCAGTTTGCCATCTATATGTGTGAGCCGTACCCTCATTCAATCTTCTCCGTGGATTCAACTTCAATAATAGTCAACGGTCCTGTTTTCCAAGTCGTCTCTTCCCAGTAGATACGACGAGCGCCGTTGCCTAATTGAGTTTCTTCCTTAATCTTGTCACAATAAGTGGCATGGTGGGCCTCATACTCCTTGTCATACGGTGTCTCTGGCGCAGGATTATCGGGCATCTCTACCTCTCCGTCGCTTCTTTGTAAATCATCTTGCTGATCTCCGGTCCTATTCCCTCTATGTTCTGCCATTCTTCCCCTGCTCTCAAAGCATCTACCAAACTCAGTCTCCCCTTAAAATAATCCTCAGCTCTCTTACTCCGCTCCCATCCTATCCCATGCAGTTCCTTAAAGACTCTCCTCATCAATCCAGGTCGTCCATTAAGAGAGACCGGATTAGGTGGTTGGTGGAATCCCTCAAGGCTGGAGTGTTCTTCTGGGGGTTTCTGAAACATACGGTAAAGGTTAATGACTCGATGAGCTGTTTCCCTAGCGTCTCTGGTGATATGCACTCGGATTCCAGCATAATACTCAAGCTGAGAGAGGTAGGACTCCAATCTACTGTGACTAAATCCCTGTCTAAGCCACTTCCCCCGCTTACGGAGCTCCACATCTCCATCAGTTGTTTCTCTAAACTCGTCTTCAACAACGAGAAATACCTGCTTGAACCCTGCCTCTCTTGCGCCACGTATCTGCTCCAGATGCCGATTATCCTGAATACATTTGAGTAAATCAGGGAGGTGTTTCCGCTCTCCGCATACCGAGATAGGCGACCACTCTTCCCATACACCTTTGAAGATGAAGTCTCCGAAAGGGATCGGGCAGTTGATAGCCATACCTTGGAAGTGTTTGAAGAGGTCCCTGTCGTTATGAGCTGTGGTTAGGTAGATCATCTAGGATAAGGAGTATAGCTACCGCTCTTAAAGTACTCCGCTCTTCCTTTCGCTACCTCAGCTGACTCTCTGTGATTACTAGGGTCATCCCAATTCCTTTCCTGGATGGTGTTCTCGAAGTCCCCGGTTTCTTCACATTTAATACAGACCCCAGCAGAAGTAGGACCTTCACCACTAGCATCTATTACCCAGTAATGTACACACTTAAGCATGAACCCACCTTAACAGGTAATCAAAAGTCAGCGGGTTCCCTGTACCTTCAACCTCAGCTCCACCTTCCAACCACTGGTTTTTCAGAACTCCCTTCTGCCGACACTCCTTAATCAGAGCCAGATACCTCTCGTCAGGTGGATCTCCTAATCTCTCTAATTGAAGTACCACCTGCATATCGTAGATAATATCCTTCCAGCCCTTCATGTAGGTGTCAGGCACAACGCTCCCGTCAGCCAGAGTAACCTTATCATCCCTACTATCAGCCAACTGATGGATGAATATCCCGTTTACTCCAGCACCCTCTACCATCCTGACGATCTCTTTCATGTCTACGTAAACAGGACCATAGGCTCTATCTACTTGATTCTGTCTACCTCCGAAGTGGAAGAACCTTGCTAGCTCGTACACTTCGGACATGGTATCGATAACGACAGTGCCGGAGGAGTTAGTCTCTCTTAGGAAAATACAGGTCTGAGTGAGATGGTCTAGGAAACCGTTATACACCTCATCGTAATTCGCATGATTGTAGTAGACCTTATAGGTGTAGATTTCCTTACCAGCAGCAGCAAATTTCTCAATCACACCTTCATCGCCGGTCTCGAACTTGTAGTAGTAGATAGGAGGATTAGCCATCAGTGCGAAGGTGGTCTTACCATAGCCTTTCTTAGCTAGTATAGCCAGAAGAAGACGCATACGGATTTCAGTCGATGCCGGAGTCCATCCGGGTGGTTGTTGTGTAGTCATTAGAATTGTAAAATCCTCAAACTAGAATAAGCTGAAGAACCATCTTCAAACTCAAATCCTCCCACTCTGACCATCCGAACTACTCCTTCTTTCTCCTTGATGCAATTAACCACAGCGGCTCCCCACTGCTGGTGTTTCCACCCTCTCTGGAGATAACCGGCCTTTTTCCCATCTATATAGATAGCACAGGCATCTCGGTCATATTCGTTGTCAGGTTCAAGTTCTAACCGGCCTAGAATCACGGTCTCTACGTCTGGGATTGAATCTTGGTAATGAGATGTCCCTTTCACCATTATCATAGCTCTCCTTTTAAACTCACCAACATCCGCCAATTCTCTTCTAGCTCTATCTGAGTAAACTTGATCTTGTACCACCAATACTCGGCCATAGGAGGTCTATTACCTATGTGTAAAATAGGCATCCAGACATCCTCTACACCTAACATATGGCAGTACGCCTTATCTTGCAGCATATATCTGCGATAATTCCTGATATCGTCAAAAGGTTTGGAGAACCTGAGTTTGGTCTCTAGGACAGCCGCTGGAGTAAGGGAGCCGGAATCCACCCGGTACGCACCACCATCTAAGCTCCCGATAACCCCGTCTATCGTTAGAGAGAAAGGACTCATATAAACAAACCCTTCATTCCTGCACATCCGCCGCACATCAGCCCTAACAGCCCATTCCCAGATTCTCCCTGCCGCCATGATGCCTTCCACCCGTTCGTCTATCCCGTCATCACCATTCATCATGGCAACCCTAATCAGGTCCGAGACGTGAGGGAGGCTCAAATCCCTATGAGCTGGCGGGTCTAGGAAATCCGCCAGCTCTGATAGTGACCACATCTCGGAACTGAACTCGGCCATCTTAGTACCCCACGCACCTATAGCACCTAGTGCAAATCACTAAGCCATTAGCTAATTCAACGAAGGTACGACAGATATGCATTAGGCTACCGACACCAATTCGGCTTCGACCTTCAGCCCGTTCGCTACCATGTAATCGGTAAACGGTCCATTCACGCTGGTCATGGCATCCGCTCTTAATTGATGACCGGCTAACTCATCCAACCCCTCCACACTAATGCTATTGAAGACATCGGTCATCACTTGCGCTCTGGTATACCCGCTGGGGTTAGCGGCTATACCTGCTTGGGCAATCACCAGCATCTCGCCGAACCTACTGGAGATATCCGCTCCGTTCGCTGCTATAGGAGGAGGGGGAACTGCCGCAGCTTGGGCCGCTGGAGGAGCTGGAGGGGCAGCAGGAGGAGCTACCGGAGGAGGAGGTGTTGCGACTTGAGTTGGAGCAGGAGGAGCTACCGGGGGTGCAACAGGCGCAGCAGGAGGTGCTGTAGTTGCTGGTGCCGTTGCTACCGGAGGAGCTGCTTCGCCTTCCATGTAGAACTTAGTCGGAACAAGTACGCCAATCGCTGCTTCTTCCTTCTTAGTCTTACTATTGGTACGGGTCTTCGCTCTTCCTGGCGGAATCATGTTATCCCAATCTCCCCACATCCCAGCAAAGATGTTCTGTACCTGAGCAGGCTGCTCTCCTTCCCATAACCTGGTCGCAGGTAGACCAGCCACCTGGATAGCCGTCTTCAGAAGGAAGTGCCAAGTAGAGTTCTCGGAGATTTGCGCTCCAATCAACCGCTGACCTTCGGGATCCGGCCATATCCTGGTCTTGTCTCCTACACCGTATTCTTGATTCCACGTCCGGTTATCTTGGTCGGTAAAAGTCAGCACCACCGCTGTGTTAGGCTTCTGACTGCCTTGGTAATCGAAGTCATCGATGATTTTCGCATTGGTGATAGCGTACCTACCCGGAGGTACTACTGTTGATGCCACCGCATCTTCTAATCCGTATGAAACGTATTGAGTTGTCATGACTCTCCTTTAGTTGTAATCTAGGTCACAATTTTAGTCTTGAATCTCTTCTACCAGTGTCTCTTCATCTACTTCCTCCTCGTTCCAGAATCTCGCAGCCCCGGCCTTCATCAACTTAGTTATCACCTGAGGCTCTTCGGCGTACACTACTTCTAAAACCGCACCTAAGGTAGCGTTGTTGTCCTTAGCAGTGGCTTTCCTGAGTCCAGTACATCCAGTAAAGAAAGGTTCTGCCGGACTCCTTAATAAGGAAGTCCATCACTTCTCTAGCATCATACCCAGGCATACCTTCTCGGCCTTCTACCTCGACATCTACTGATCCTTTCCTTTCTTTTAAAGCAGCATAAACCCAATCGATAATATCTACCTTCATGCTCCTATCCATTCGGTACTCCCGGCACCTGCCCAAACGTCCCCATCACTCTATCCTGGAACCATCTAGGCGCAAACTCCTGATTTTTCCGCCAGAACCAATCTCCCCAGTGGTTGTCCATGATAAAGATCTCACATCTGTCTTCCTGACTCCGGGTTCCTCTACCTGCTATCTGTACCAGCGTCTCCATCGCCAGAAAATTAGGCCACTCAGGGTCGTCTTCCTTCCTTGCTTTCATTAGTTTTCCTTGAGTAGAGACGAACGGCACCTTCCCTATAATAATGTACTCGCAATCTTCACCGGGGAAATCCCATCCGCTTGTTATGGCTGGTGAGACGAGTATGCCTGGGGGATCGGAGGCCTTAAAATGTCTAACAGCTCGACCAATTTCTGTATTTCCTCGTCCGTGAGTGAACATAAGGTGGGAGAATTCGGTGTGTCGGAGGAGAAGGTCAGCTCGATCATAAGACGTTGTGGATATGATGCCTTTCCTATCCAGACGGCCTTCAATAACTTGGTCAATCCGCCTAGCCCAGATACCCATATTCTCAGGCGGTGTTCGGTACTCCACACGGAGAGTATCAATATGGTAGATAGGACTTTTAGCAGGATCAAAGGGACTAGGCCAATCAACCCACTCATAATCTTCTTCATCAATCCCCAGCTTCTCTATGCTCTTCTTCGTCAAGGTAGCCGACATGAGGAGGATCTTGTCACCTATAAATAGCCTCTCTTTATAATCTCTAGGCCATAGAGGACATAGACTCACCCCGCCTTCGTCGTCGACAATCCACTCCACCTTAGAGTCTCTAACTTGCATCATGGACCGGCAAAGTCTCTCAAGAGTCTGGTGCTTTCGACGCTTTCCTTCGTCAGGGTCTTCCTTAATCTGCTTCTCCAGCTCCTCGACTTCATTAGCCAACCGACGAGCAAGTATAGCCGCCCTCTCTTGCCAATGCGCCCACTCCCAATCAACGCAGTCGTAATCCATACCGAGCTCTTCAAGGTCAGCATCAGATAGGTTAATAGTGATATGAGTTTCTAAGGCTGGCCCAGCGAGATGCCCCTCATCCATCACAACTAACCCAGGAGGGGGCTGTTTGTCTGGGACAATCCCATCACCGTAGAAATTCTGCGCCAGCCAGTAAGCATAATTGGTCACTACCAGCCGACTGTGCTTAGCTATAGCTAGGGCTTGATAATAAGTACAATCTCCCTTCCTCCCGCAGATCCCACCGTTCGAATGGCATATCCCTCTATCCACAGTAGTAGGAGGCTTCAGGACGCATTCATAGGAGTTCTGCCCTCTAACATCTACCAACCCAAGATGTCCAAAATCTACACTGAGCTGCTCTTGAAGTGCCTTGGTATTCGTCACGTACACGCACTTCTTCCCGTTAATCCAAGCGGTATACTCAGCGATCATAGACTTCCCGAACCCAGTCGGGACATTAGCGCACATAAACCTCTTAGGACCCTTCAGCCACTGGAGGAATATAGCTACTAAATCCTCTTGGCCGGGGAACCACTCAGCAAACTTGCTGGAGTTTAGGACTGCGCTAGGAGGAGGGAGCTTCAACGTACTTTCTCCGAAACCACATTAAGGGAGAATCAGCGGTATGAACCTCAGTAGCCGCATAGGGTTCCCACCCTTCCTCTAGTAGTTCATTCCTTCTGCCAATAGAGGAAGTAGATTCCATTTCCCACTTGAACTGGCTATCTACGTAATGCTTCTCTACCAAAACTTCCACCACTTCCTATTCTTGTGTTCTAGGTCACGAACTCTCTCAGCTAACTCCGAGTAGTAATCCTTAAGACCTACCCTCTTATATTTCTCAAGGAATTCCTCTCTAGTCATCCCCATCGCACGCTTTCTGATCTCCTCTTCCAACATCGGAGCGCAGATCGCACATATACTCGGCTGTCGTCCGTGTGGGCAGCTATTCATCATCCACCGCATCCTCAAGGTCATAACTCACGAGCTGGTTCTTCGGCGCAACTTCCACAATCTCCCCCGCAATATGCCCGAACTCGCTCATCACCCTCTTCATATGCCGGGTCTTCATCTGACCGGCTGGCATGTCGTTAATCACACCGACAATCGTACTAATAATCCTAGTAGCGTCCTCGGTATCGCCATTCTCTAGATGGTGATGGACCTCAATCCTCAGCTTATCTAATATCCCCTGGAATGAGGTCATCTCGCTCTCTTTGTTCAACGCTAAGGTCATAGCTCTAATGAAGTTAGTATTAGCTTCGACCATCCCCTGCTGGCTTAACCACTCCGCATGCCGGACCATCGCATGACGCTCTAGATCTGAAATCGTCCTATAAGGGAACTTTCGGCTGTAGAATAACTCCTCTAATACCCGGTGGAGTTCTGCTGGAATCCTGAAGTTAACAGGAACTGATTGAGTATTAGCGGAAGAAGGCGGGATGTTAAATTCTTCGTTACTTGGCATCGCCCATCCTCTCCCACTTCCCACTATCAGGACCGCCAGATCGTCCCTTATAAGGGTATAGCTCGGACAGGGCTCTCTCCAGTAGGATCTTAATCATCCCTGATCTCTTAATAAAGATCTTCTGAGTCTTAGCTAATTCAGTAGCAGTCTCATCAATCTGTTCTAAGAGCTCTTCAGGGAATCTAACTGTTACTCTGGTGTCTGGCATCGCTCTTCCTTTCTATTTGGTGGCGAGGTTACCGGTGGTGGGAGTAAAAACACTCCGACTACCTCTCTTACGCTCTTCCCTTATATTCCCACATTCGCCGGGGTAATCGACGAACCCCCAGTCCGGGAGGGCTTGAGACCACCAGGTGGCCCCGAACTACAAGAGCTCGGACGCCTATTGTCTGCCATTGTCTGACATTTGTCAAGCACCTGATTTCATATTACATGTAATACGTCATTATCCTTAGTAAGACAGTAAGACAAGTAAGACAAGTAAGACAAAAGAAGAAGCTCTAAGGTATTCTAGGGTAAGTGTATTATTGTCTTACTAACCTCCCCCTAGTAGTACAATAATACACGAGAGCCATCGTCTTATAGAAATTGCTACTACACCTCCTATAGTATCTATATATAAGGGGATTGACAGGTATGATATGATTTGTTCTAAGGGCGGGGGGTCTGGGTTGAAGTCAGTAGTTCGCCATTAGTCTAAGGTAGGCAGTCGGATGCGGGATCGTAAAAGGATAACCCAACTCCCATGCCACTCTCATCACTTTGCCGTAGCATATTCCACATACCGGCCCCCCACCGGGTTTCCTAGGTACTACATCAGGCCGGTACGTAAATAGCTCTGCACAGCCATCACAAGGACCTAAGAAGGACTCTGAGAAAGACTGCTGGCACCGGTTACATGGGCAGTTATCCGGCTCGAACTGGGGATAGCTCATAGGACAGGAACCTCCACCGGCAAAGGATCAGCGGCAGGGTCCCTAACAAAGACTTCCCCACACCGTTCACAACTTGCCTCAACCCTAACCTTCTTTGACGCTCTAACCACCGTACAGCCCTCTTGGCAGCTCCACTTGACCATCGTAGGCTCTTTAGACGGCTTAGTCCTTATTTGCCTCGCCAGCTTGAAGGCTTCATAGTCTGGCTTGAACTCCTTCTCCACCTTTTCCTTTAGCTCGTCGGAGTAC